CTTCTAAAAAACAATAGGGCAATTCATCGCACCACCTATAGAGGTGGGCGACTTCTTGCCCGTTAGGTTAAAAAATTCCCTCTTATCAAAATAATGTCCATATTCATGTGCTAAAGTGCTATACTTACTAACTCCACTTTTAATGTCTTCTTCTTTAGGATAGGAATATTCTAGAGTATTACTTGATGGAATGTATACACCACCTTTTGCTTTTCTTTTAATACCTGAAATGTCATTAGAATATCTTTGATATAATTCTCTCATACCATTATTAGAATTATTTATTAATTCCATATAAAATTGATAATCTTCTAAATCCATAGTTGCTTCTATCTTCTTATTTTCTACTTTTATTATACCACTTTCTTCAAATTTTTGCTCTACATATTTATTATACCACTCTTTATAAGTCATATTTTGTGGAATATATCCCACTTTTCCATCTTTTCCTCTTGCTGCTCTTTCTCCAGTATCTACATCATCTGGAAACCAAGGAACTGTAACTGTTCTACAATTAGGATGAAAAGGTGGTGCTGTTACCCCTACTTGATAATCTTTTCTATCAAATATCTTTCCATCTAAATCTTGACATATATCAGAAGTGTGTAGATCTAATGTAGCTAGTATTTCATATTTATCTACAGATAAATCTTTGTAAGCTTGCTCTTGTGCTTTAGATGCATAAGCAGCACTCTCAGTTGTGACTAATCTACTTGCTACATACTTTTTATTTTTTATCTTAGAACTTACAAATTGAGATATATCATTAACTACATCATCAAGATTTCCACCTCTTATAAGTGATTGAGTAAGTCCTGTATGAAGAGTATTTACTAGATTAGCTTTATCTTCCCATATTCTTGTAGAAAAGTCTTTCCCATCTGTTGCCCATGGTTTATGTATTATTTGAGATACTTTTCTATCATCTAATTTATTAAAGCTAGATTGAATATTCCCTATTCCCTTATCAATTTCAAATACTGTATGATAGTATGTATCTTTATATACTCTGCATAAGTAATCTTCCATACTTCTATCTCTAGTAGTGTACATATTTTCAATTCTATCTTGTATTTGAATTTTAAGAGCTTCTAATCTTTGAATATGTACCCTAGCTGAAGCATTTTCTAATTGCTTTAACCATTGGCCAGATACTCCATTCTCTTCTCCTTTTTTGATATACTCTTCTACTGTCCATTTAAACTCTTGTAATTCTTTTTTAGATAAGAGTTCCTTAGCTCCTGAGAGGCTGATATCGTTATTCTTAGCTATTCTCCCTAACCAATACTCAATATCTTTCTCTAAACTAGCCAAAGCCCTATTATATTCTTTCTCAATAGTTGAATAATATCTTCTATTATCTCTATCTCTTCTCTCCTCTTCTGAGATAAATCTATCAGCCCAATAACTACTCATCTACATCATCTGGATTCTTACTATTCCCAAATGCTCCTCCATAAGTATCTAGTTCTTTTTCTTTTTGCTTTTTAATTTTTTCTAACTCTTCTACAGGATTTTTTATCCATGGATGTTGAGCTATAATAGTTTCATCAGAAATTATTCCAACTGAAGCTTTACAGTTAGCTATAGTTTGAGATTCATTTACCAGGATATCTTTATTGAATATGATATCTACTTTCTCATTCTCAAAATCTTCAAATCCCATATGACTAAAATATGCATTAACAAAATATAGTAGTTTCTCTAATCCACTCCTAAATTCCACTTCCATTCCAGTGGCATCTAAATCTATATCAGCATACATAGATTGAATATTCATTTCATTTGGATTATTTCCTAGTCTATCATCTTTAGCATTAAATCCTCTACCATTTTCTATTAATGCATCTTTGAATATTTTTATAATATCCTTATAGTTTTGAGCATTAAGTTCAACAGTAAGCTTTTCTACTCCTCCATCATTTCTAACTTTTACAGCTCCATAGGTAGATAAATTCTTTCTAAACTCTCCTAGTTTCTGTCCATCATAGTTTTTTAATATTAAGATACAATTTCTAGGATTTTCATCTAAATTATTTTCAAAGTTTGAAATAGCTTTATTAATTCCATCTTGTAAGTTTTTTACTCTCAATATTAAAGGTTTTTCAAGTAAGTTATACTTAAAAGGAATTACTGGTAATCTATCCCAGTTAAATTGTTCTTCTCCTATATTGAAATAGTTATAATGAGAATCATATTTCAAAGTTCCATAATGATATTTATATCTATCTATTCCAGCTAAACTATAAACATCTACTATCTCCACATCTTCTAGCATTGAACCTGTCCATTCTTGGATAGTATAAATTCTAATTACAAATTCTAAATCTGTATGCCCTTCATCTTTCCATACTGGTAATATTTGACAAGGCTCAAATCTCTTAAAGACAAACTCTCCTTTATCATTATAGTGAGGATATATCCAAGCTATTCCACCATTTAATGCATCTTCCCCTAGGTTTTTAATAATTCTATGAAACTCTAGTCCAAATACCTTTTTTAGTTGCTCTTGGTATGATTGGTTATCAGTTTGAAAAGTAAGTGGTTTTCCTAATAGATAATTTACCTTTTGGTCTACTAGCTTTTCATATTGGTTATCTATTCTTTTGTTATTTGGTAGGTTATCAACTTCAGTTAATCTACCATCTTCCCCAATAACTTCTCTTTTGGTCCACAGAATATCATGGTGTCCTAGATAATATCTTTCTCCAGTAATCATATCTAATCTTTTTTTACTATGCAAAAATCTTTCAACTATATATTCTAAGTATCTAACATCTTTATCAGAGCCCTTCTCAACTTTATCTCTATATAGTTTACTTCTAAGCCATCCTAACACTATTCCACCTCCTTATTAATCAAAACTAAATGTATCTCCTTCAATAAATCCTTCTAGTGCATATCTCATAGCATCCATTAAGTGGTTAAAATCATCTATAGGTTTATTGATAGGTTTATCAAATTTATCTTTGGCCCAAGTGTAGTTACTTATTTCAGTTAAAAAGTTAGTACAGCTTGGATGGATTATAATCTTAAATCCTTGAATAAATTGAATACCATTATTTATACTATCTTTTCCTTTTCTTGCTGGTATAACTCTATACAGTCCATAGTCATATAGTTCATCTATACTCTTAGGTTCTGCACTATCAGCTACTATTTTTTCTTTAGCTTTTCCCATACTAGTAATCTCATCAGCAATCATTCTATTAGTTAAAGCTTTTTTATATAGTTCATCAAAAACATATATCTCTTTTCTACTTAATGAAATTAGCCCACAAAAAAGAGCAGTAGGGTCATTGGTATAACCAAAGTCTAACCCAAAACTGCTCTCTATATCAGGTATGTTATTTAAAATTTCTTGTATATCAAATTCTTTCTCTTCCCAATTCTCATATATAAGCCCTTCTGATATTCCCCATTCTCCTAATCCTGCTACTCTATATCTTCTAGGATTTTCAGCTTTCATTCTCTCAAATAATCTTAAGTCTGATTCATCTAAAAATTCATTACAAAGATAATTGGTAGTTTTAGCTAGAATATCATCACAAGGTTCTGCATCAAAAAATCTTTTCTTTATCCAATGCCCTTCATTCCAAGGATTGAGAGTTAAAGTTATTTGCTTGAATAAATCTCCATTTACTTGTCCTCTAATAGATTCATCTAGCATATTAAAATCAGATTCTTTTGTTATCTCATAGGATTCCTCTATCCAACACCAACACAATGAGCCTACATCAACTGTTATGGAAGTTAATTTCATAGGCTCATCCAGCCCTCTGAATAATACTTTTTGCCCAGTAGGTTTGTATATAAGTTCTAAAGGACTTTCTTTATAATCCCAGTAATCATCAACTTGTAACTGTCTAATTGCCCATCTCAAATCTGTATAGGCACTATCTTTTAAAGTTCTAAACACTTTTCTTACTACAAGCAAATTAGCTCCAGGATATTTCATAAGTCTATAGATAAAATTTAAAGCTGTTGTTTTACTTTTTTTAGATGCTCTGGAACCTTTACATACTCTGTATCTTCCAGTAAAATTCCAATAATCTTTATATCCTTTTCCAATGAGTTTGGGTAAGCTTACTTTCTTAATCTTCAATTTCATCTTCTCCTACTATCATTACTGGAACTACTCCTTCTACTTGAACTTTATCAGTAAACAACCTATGTCTTTTACCAATAAGTTCAGCAGCTTTTATTCTATCTTTTAATCCTATTTTCTTTTTTACTAATCTAGCTTCAGAGCAATAATCTCCAATACTTTCTACAACTACTACTTCCTCATCCAGTTCTCCTCTCATAGCTGAGGTTAATAATTGCATCACTTCAGTAGCTGAAGCCACTCTTTTCTCTTCTAATTCTTTTAATCTTTCATCAACGTAGTTTTTAATAGCAGGTTTTAGCAAGTTCTCTTGTCCTATCACTCTAGCTGTTTTCTTACTGTACCCAGCCTTGATAGCTGCTTCTGTCATATTCCCTGTTTCAATATAATAATCAGCAAATCTTTTTTGTTTTTCAGTTAATAAAGCCATGTCATTATCACCTCCACACATTCATTTTATTTGTTTTAAATATTTCAAAACAATCGAAACATAAAAAAAGAGATAGCTCTTATGTCTATCCCTTATAGATATCTTTTATTTTAGAGAGCCAGCTTTTCTGACTCTCTACCCTCTCTCAAAAAGAAGACTTTTATAGGATTTCTCTCACTCCACATTTTATACTATATCACATCCTTAACTCTCATACAATAGCTTTTACTCTCATTTAGTGTCATTTATTTTATTAAAATTTTTAAATGCTCTATTATGTATTCTATATACCTGTGATAAGCAATATCCCATTTTCTCCGCTATCTGCTCCCAGGTTAAACAGGTTATATATCTATATCTTAATATAGCTCTTTCTAATACATCCTCAACCTTATCTATTTCAGATGATAAATCTGCCATAAAATCATAAAGTATCTCTATTTTTTTCTCTTCTTCTATGATTTTATTAATCCTATTTACCATATTCTCATCACTTGGAAGCGGTCCACCTTGAAGCTTTTCTGATAATCTAACAGCTCGTAAGCCATCTAATGTAGCCCTCATATCTTCCAATACAGCTTTTTTACTTTCAATTTCTAATTTTATTCTGTACCCTTTTTTTAAGTATTTTTTTCTATCCATATTTATAAGCTCCGATCTTTATTTATTCTCTCAATATTTCTTCTCATTTTTCTTTCATACATTTTCTCGAGTTCCTCATCAGAGAAGTTATAAATCTCTTTCAACATTTGTAAGCAGATATAGACATCTGCCATTTCTTCTTTAATCTCTTCTCTTCTTTCATACCCTCTCAAATCTTTGCAAACTTCTTTTTGTAGTTCTGATAGTTCCTCTATCACTATCGTTTTGTTGACTTCAACACTTTGACTATTTAACATTTTTTTGATATCTGGATTATATTTAATCATCTTCTACCTCTATCTTTTTCTTTCTTTTTTAAATTTTACTCTCCATTTAGCTTCTTCTATCTCTTCTTCATTGAACTCATGATTTTTACAAAAATAATTAAATTTATTGTGTATACTTCCATCAGAACAATAACATTCCCAAGGGTCATAAGCCAATTTAAACCTATTCATATATTTGCAATTATTACACTTTTTCCCAACTTGCTCTAACTCTTTCTTTAATTCTTCTTCACTCCTCTTCCTAACAGGAATAATTACTTTAAAATAATATATTAATACTATGCTAAATACCACTATTACTAAAGTTATTAATAATTTATTTATCATTTTCCCCCTCTTCTAATTTCCTTGTAATATAATGCTTCTTGAATTAATTATTATATGATTGATTTTCAAATATTTTTTTAAAGAATTTATCTTTTTTAATATCTCTAATCTCTCATTCTCTTTAATTTCTCTCTTATCAAATTGTAAACCTATCAAGATACTATTGTCTTCAACACTTAATGTCAGGGTAGTTTCTCCCTTTTCTAGCCCAAGTAGTTTACTAACTTCTCCAAATTTATCCGTTATCATTCTAACTTTATCAAACTCCATTTTTAAACCTCCACTACTTTTAACTCTTTTTTCTCTTCAAACTCTACTTCATATCCTAATTTATTTAGGACATTTTTATAGTAGTTTAATCTTTTATTACTATTCATTTTATAACTATAAATCTCTCCACTTAAACTATCTCCTTCTTCTAATTCATACTCCACATTGAAACATAAAATTTCAAAGAACTCTTTAATGCCTTTCATTACTTGTATGATTTCCTCTTCTTTACCCTTAGCAACTTTCATTTCGTAAAGTATTTCGCCTATTTTAATAATCATTTTATCACCCTATCAATTTACTAATACAGTAAGTTATTAAAAGTGCCCATCCTGCATACTTATCTATTAATACACCTGCCAGTAAAACATATAGTATTATCTCTTCATTAAGTAACATTTCTATCATTCTCCTATTGCATATTCCAAATATTTTTTAGCTTTTCTTAAGTCTTCCATACCATTTTTCTTATTTTCTCTAGTAACATACTTAATTACATTACCTTTACAATATCCTTTGAACTCTTCTGGAGACATGGATGCTCTTATAACATCTATGACTTCTACATCAAGTCCATTTAATTTATAATGGTTTGGAGAGTTCACATTATCTGTAGATCCACTATTTTTTTCTACAAAATCTTTTAAAAATTCTACAAATTCTTTATCACACCCACTTGAATTTTCACATTCTTCCTCAAAAGGACACCCTTTAGTACACATGCGTTCCCTACAATCTCCATCAACCTCTATAATTCTTTTAGCCATTTCTAATTGCTCTTTTATCTCCATTTTTACATCTCCTCTTTTAGTCTCTTAATGCTAAAGGCATTAATATATAATCGTAACTATCCTTATATTCCTCAAACCAAACATATGTTGAAGCATTGCAAAAGTGCATTTTTACTGTTAAACTCTCATGTTTGTCCAAGTAATCTAATACATATTTAGGATTTAAAGCTATTTTGAAAGGTCTAGTTGACTTTGTAGTAGGTATATCAATTATTTTCTTTTCATCCACACCTTTATCATCCATAGCCCTTAATCTAAGTCCTCTTACCCATATTTCAAATATACAATCTTTTGATATCTTACTTATCTCAGTTAATGCGTCTTTTAAATCCTTAGTCCCCGCCTCAAACGCATCCTCAATTAAGCTTCTAAGCCTTTCGATTGACTCAAAAGCTGGATATTGTACACAAGGCTTATTCAATTTTATAGTAAATAAAGCTTCATCTTTTTTGTCTTTTAAATTAAATTGAATATACTCTTTTCCTTGTTCTTCTATTAATGCTAATTCTACAGTTTCAGCTTTGGATGCTTTTATGGCGTCGATTACTGGTAAGGGTATAGCTATAGGTTTCTCAAATGTAATTCTTGAATATTTTCCATTTCTATAAGTATCCGTTCCTCTTGCTCCATCTGGCCCAATAAATAAATATTTATAATCCTCACTTTTACACCCTTTTATTATATCTGTTACCAGTCTATATATCTTTTTTAATTCATTTTTTCTTAAAATTCTTACATAAGTCATTTTCTAACTCCTTTCACTCTTTCTATTCTAACTTTTAAGCTTTCAAGCAAAGTATTTTGTATATCTCCTTTTGAGTTTAATGCTTGTAATACATCTTCATCTCTAGTACCTTGTACTACCAAATGATGTATTATTACTTTTTCTTTCTGCCCTTGTCTATGTAATCTTTTATTTGCCTGTTGATAAAGTTCTAAACTCCAATTTAATCCAAACCAAACTACATGATTCCCGCCTTGCTGTAGATTTAGTCCATAAGCTGATGAGGCTGGATGAGTTAGTAGTACATCAATTTCCCCTCTGTTCCAAGCATCTTGGTCCTCTACTGTTTTTAATACCCTGATTCTCAACTTTGATTTTTCTAATGCTTGTAGTAATCTACTCAAATCATGTTGGAAGTTATAAAATACTAATGCTGATTTCCCATTCAACTGTTCTATTAGCTCTAGAAAAGCTTCAATCTTACAGTTATGTATTTCAACTATTTTTCTATTTTCATCATACACAGCACCATTAGCAAGTTGCATTAATTTATTAGATAATGCTGCTGCTGAAGCTACGTCTATGACATCATCTTCAAGTTCTAAAATCATTTCCGTTTCCAAGTCTATATAAGCTTTTTCCGCTTTTTTATCCAGTACCACTGGAATATCATTTACTACTAGATCCGGTAATTCTAAATAATCTTCAGCTTTCATGGATATACATATATCTGATATTTTTTTCTGTATAGCCTCATTGGCTCCCTCTTTAGCCTCATAACTAAATATAGTAGTTCTATTTCTTTCTCCTGGATTAAAATATCGCTCTCTGTAAGCTGTTATACTTTTTCCTAATCTTTCTCCTTGGTCCAATAAATATATTTGTGCCCATAGGTCTATAAGTCCATTAGGTGTAGGTGTTCCAGTAAGTCCTACAAATCTAGATATTTTATTTCTTACAAATTTCAAAGCTTTAAATCTTTTTGCTTGATGGGACTTAAAACTTGAAAATTCATCTACTACTACCATATCAAATATCCAATGATTTCTTGTATATTCTACCAACCATACTACGTTTTCCCTATTTATTACATAAATATCTCCAGGGGTATTCAAAGCTTTTATTCTTTTCTGTTCACTCCCTAAAATTGGGATTATCCTAAGAAATGATAAATGGTCCCACTTCTCTGCCTCTTTGCTCCAAGTAGCTTCAGCCACTTTCTTAGGTGCTATTACTAAAATTTTATTAACCTCAAATCTGTTATATTTCAAATCTGCTATAGCTGTAAGTGTTATAACAGTTTTCCCCAATCCCATATCTAGCATTAACCCTAATTTATCATCGGATATCATTCTATCAATACAATACTGTTGATACTTGTGTGGTATAAACTCCATCTTTTTACATCTCCTCTTTTACTCTAGTTATGAAGTCATCTACTGCTTCAAAAGAATCTAAAACTTCCACCCAATGCCCCAACCCTTCTAGTCTTGCAATCTGTCTGTCTTGTAAAGCTCTTGTTTTCTTTCCAGGTGCTTTTAACTCCACAAATACTACTAAACCTTTCGGGAGTACAACTAATCTATCTGGAACTCCTGCATTACCAGGACTAACAAATTTGAATGGTAATCCTTTTAATTTTTTTATCTGTGTACAAAAATAAGACTCTATTTCTCTCTCTTTTAATATCATTTTTTTACCCCTTAAAATTTTTAAGTGTAACTTTGTAAACTTTTTCCCTATATAATATATAAAATATAGGAATTATAGAAATTATAGATTATAAATACTGTATTTTCTCTATATTTTATATAATTTTTATACGATATATTTGTGCAGATTTACACTCTCTATTCTCCCAATTCTGGACAGATCTTAATTTCCCATGGAATCCATACTTCCCGATCATGTCCTTCCAAGATTTCCTTTGGCACCGTTCCTTCTTTTTTTAGCCCGCATACCATGC